ATGAAAGTATGGAAAAAATCTAAAGGTAACAGGATTCGTGCCAGTGATAAATCACTGGTCTATCACTTTTGTATCGGCTGGCTGTTGCTCCTGTTCATTGCGGTGTTCCTGCTTCTGAATCTGAGACAGCTTCTTGTTACCGACTGGAAAGATTTTAACCTGCTCCATGCCGGAATCACATGGACTGCCTACAATTCCATTACGGTTCTGATAGCGACTGGTGTTTGTGCATTGGTTGCTTTTCTCTACTACCGTTATGGATATGACCGTATCAAGCGGTTGCTCCACCGACAAAAACTGGCTCGTATGGTACTGGAAAATAAATGGTACGAAGCAGAAACTACCAAAAACAACGGTTTTTTCACTGACCTGCAAAGCAGATCAAGAGAAAAAATCGTATGGTTTCCAAAAATCTATTATCAGATGGATAATGGTTTGCTCCATATCTTGTGTGAAATCACAATGGGAAAATATCAAGAACAGCTCCTGTCCTTAGAGGAAAAGTTAGAGTCGGGGCTATACTGTGAAATGACCGACAAGACACTGCATGACGGCTATATCGAATACACCCTGCTTTATGATATGATAGCAAACCGTATTTCGATTGATGAAGTGATTGCTAAAAACGGCGGTCTGCGGTTAATGAAAAATCTGGTATGGAAATATGATTCACTCCCTCATGCCCTTATCTGCGGTGGTACTGGCGGTGGAAAGACCTTTTTTCTATTGACCATCATCGAAGCACTGCTTAGAACCAATGCAGATTTGTACATTCTTGACCCGAAGAACGCTGACCTTGCAGACTTGGGAACAGTCATGGGAAATGTCTACCACACGAAAGACGATATGATTGACTGCGTCAATGCCTTTTATGAGGGCATGGTCACACGCTCGGAAGAAATGAAACTGCACCCGAACTACCGCACAGGGGAAAACTATGCCTATCTGGGGCTTGCTCCACAGTTCCTTATCTTTGATGAATATGTGGCGTTTTTGGAAATGCTGACGACAAAGGAAAGCACTGCCCTGTTAAGCCAGCTAAAGAAAATCGTTATGCTCGGCAGACAGGCTGGATACTTTCTGATTGTAGCTTGCCAGCGTCCAGACGCAAAATATTTCGGAGATGGTATCAGAGATAACTTCAATTTCCGTGTGGGGCTTGGTCGGATGAGTGAACTTGGCTATGGTATGCTCTTTGGAAGTGATGTGAAAAAGCAGTTTTTCCAGAAGCAAATCAAAGGGCGTGGATACTGTGATGTAGGAACAAGTGTCATATCGGAATTTTATACTCCCCTTGTACCAAAAGGATATGATTTCTTAGATACGATTGGAGAATTTGCACACATAAGGCAGGACGGACTGGTGGCGTGCGAAGCGAAAGCCACAGGTACGGACTAGCCTTGCTGGTGTGGCGGTAGCCACGCCAGCATATATCAAGCCCCTCGGTATCTAACAGAGGGGCACAAATCACAAGGAAACATACACAAAAGTTATCGATTCTTGGCTAAAATCAAGCGTTTGGTAGCTTTTTTTACTGCTGTGACATCTGATAAAAAATGTCACAGTTTTTTCGTAAAGGGGGTATCGCACTGAATGATACAGAGTGGATACAGGATTTTGCAGACAGGCGTTTGCAGTACGGTGTATCCCAGACGAAACTTGCGGTCATGGCTGGAATCAGCCGTGAACATTTAAGCCGTATCGAATCCGGCAAGGTGGCGGTCACAGAAGAAATGAAAGCGAAACTTTTGGAAGCTCTGGAAAAATTCAATCCAGAAGCACCGCTTACCATGCTATTTGATTATGTGAGGATACGGTTTCCGACACTGGATATTGGACATATCATTAAGGACATTTTACAGCTCAATATCCAGTACATGATACATGAGGACTTCGGGCATTACAGCTACACGGAACACTATTACATCGGAGATATTTTCGTATACACTTCTCCCGATGAAGAAAAAGGTGTCCTGCTGGAACTGAAAGGAAAAGGCTGTCGCCAGTTTGAAAGCTATCTGCTGGCACAGGAACGGAGCTGGTATGACTTCCTTATGGACGCTCTTGTGGACGGCGGTGTGATGAAACGCCTTGACCTTGCCATCAATGACCATACAGGAATGTTGGATATTCCAGAACTGACTGAAAAATGCCGGAATGAGGAATGTGTATCGGTGTTCCGTTCCTTTAAGTCCTATGCTTCCGGCGAACTGGTCAAGCATGAGGAACAGGACAAGGCTGGTATGGGCTACACGCTTTATATCGGTTCATTAAAAAGTGAGGTGTACTTCTGTGTCTATGAAAAGAGCTATGAGCAGTACATCAAACTAGGGATTCCAATTGAGGAAGCCCCCATAAAAAACAGATTTGAAATACGGTTGAAAAATGAACGTGCTTATTATGCTGTCCGTGACCTGCTGACTTACTATGACGCTGAACGGACGGCATTTTCTATTATCAACCGTTATGTACGCTTCGTGGATAAGGAAGCAGACAAGAAACGGAGCGACTGGAAATTATCTGTCCGCTGGGCGTGGTTCATCGGGGAAAACAGAGAGCCGTTAAAGCTCACAACCAAACCCGAACCCTACACACTGGACAGAACCCTACGTTGGATTCAACGGCAGGTTGACCCGACACTCAAAATGCTGGAAACAATCACAGCGAAAACAGGCGTTGATTATCTGAAAGAAATCCGTAAATCTACGAAACTGACGGAAAAGCATTACAAGATAATCGAACAACAGACCACATCTACCGAAGATGTAATTTTGGAAAAGGAGAATTGAAAAATGCAACGATTATTATTTGACTTCCTGTTCTTCTCTTTAGGGGGAACAGTTGGCGTGATTGCCATGTGTATTTTACAGACTGGCAGACAGTCTGACAGAAAAATGATGGAACTGAAAGGAGAAAAGAAAGCATGAATTTTGGACAGAACCTTTATAACTGGTTTTTAAGCAACGCACAGAGCCTTGTGCTGATGGCGATTGTTGTTATCGGAATCTACTTGGGATTCAAGCGTGAGTTTTCCAAACTTATCGGATTCTTGGTAGTTGCCTTAGTAGCCGTTGGTCTTGTATTCAATGCGTCCGGCGTAAAAGACGTATTGTTACAATTATTCAATAAGATTATTGGAGCGTAAAGCCTATCTTTGACCGTCACGGTAACACCATTTTTAGTGACTCCTTCATACCGGCTCGCATCAAATAACTGTTTCCCACTCGTCTGCACCTGCTCCGTCTTTCCACCAAGCTCCAACCTCTCAAGCGGCGTATCCAAGCTATTCGGAAGTACCAACATCCCTGTGCCCTCTAGCTCTACCCTGTCATAATTAGGTGGCTGCGGAGTGGAGACTCCTAAAGGGCAGATCATATCCACTCCTATGATTCCTGTTCCGTCTACCATTTTAAGCATTGTACTTCTACTCCTTTTTCACTGGTTGCTGTGGGGATGATCTGGACGAGGTTACTTCCTGCGTAGTAATTTTTGTTCCTAATTACAGTTTGCGCCGTCTGCGCTGGAATCAATGCGCTTTCTTCCTTTGTCGCACTTTCTTTGAGCGCAACATACACATCACCGTCTGTAAAATTCTTCACAAGATACTCTTTCCCCTCATGCGCAAATTCCAAAACCAGTGGCTGTTCACTTGTTGTGGCCGCTCTGATAAAAGTCTCTGTTTTACCCATATTCTCACCTCACTTTCACATGTTCCGGAAATTCTTCTGCAATCAAACAGATGCCAACGAAAAAGGAATCCACCAGAGTTTTTGATTTCTCTGACAGATTCCTGTATTCTACCTCAACCTTTCCGGAAGAGATTCTGTATTCTATTTTATCATCTGTTAAATTTTCAATTGACTGGATCAGCGTCTGCGTAAGCGCCGTGACGCCAGCGCAAACAATGTCTTTTCCGGGTTCTGCATACCCTGCGTGTCCAAAGATTTCAATTCGCTCTGGTCGAATTCTCACCACAATCAAATTACATCACCTCCAAAATGAGTACAAAAATACCACCGGCCTTTTTCCTGACTGGTGGTATCTATCTTGGATTCAAATAACCATTTTCATAAAGAAAATCAATTTCTTCTACTGTGAGTTTACTGACTGGATTTTCCCAGCTGTCATCTTCTGTTTTTAAATCCGGTATCTTTATTTCTGTTGGCTTGCACCCAAGCTTTTCACATATTATTTGAGATTCCCAATACCATCGTGAAATCCACATATCATTTTCCTCCTTCCTTATATTCTGTCCTCTGCATCTTCCGGGCTTGGAACCGGCTTCGGCTGCATTACAGTGCCGGAACGTGTCCGGCTATGCTTTTTGTTCTTCCTCTAATTCATTCAGCATTTCGATAATTTCATTCCATTGCGATTCGTACTCAATACATTGCTCTGTTGTCCATCCGTCAGAGCAATCGCAATAGTAGTTGTATTTTTGTCTTTCTGCTATTTTCAGATATACTATTTTTTTCTCAAGCGGCAAGCCCTTTACAAGCTTAACGTACCAATCTCTTGTTTTTTGATTATGCTTTGCTTTTTTCAACATATTCTTCCTCTTTCTCCCCGTCCTGCCGATAGGTCAGCGTTGTATTAAAAATCTCTGTTTACCTGTACTGTCCATCCATCTTCTTTTTTAAAAATCTCTGTCCAATAACAATTTGCTACTCTTTTGTATCCGTTCTTTTGAAGTTGCTCGATGTGCCTTTCTGCTTCCTGTTCGTTCTGTGCGTTTATAATTACGTTTGCTTTCATTTTCCATTTCCTCGCTTTCTACTCCAAAAAATACTCAACTGATACACCGAAGTAATCGGCTACGCAACAGATTCTAGGTAAGCCAGATCCTTCACGGTTTCCAATCTCTTCTTACAATCCTGATAAATCTCCTTGTAATGTTTTCCCGTCAGTATTCCAGTGTCGATCACATGGAGAATGATGTTTTCCATCAGTGAAAGATTATTCAGTTGCATCACTGTTGCTTCATCACGTTTTCCAATTCCAGCCATCTTATTTGCCAGTTTTGAATAGGTCATGTAAAGCATCTCTGCGTGTGTACTCCCCTGGCCCTTTGCATATCCCACTAACTTCTGAATGGTGTCTGTCTCTGCTCTTCTGGTCAGTTTTCCGGCTTTTCTTGTTTCTACCCATGTCTGAGTTGTCTTTTCTTTGATGAACGCTTCCATCTGATTAAATGCTTTGATGTACTGCAATTTCCATTCAAGAGCTTTCTTACCAGTGAACCCCATTGCCAGAAGGGAAAAGCCATCGCGGTTCATATAAAACTTCCTGTATGACTGACCATTGTCTGCTTTGTAATGTGATTGCCTGAACATATTTTGCACTGCTGAATTTTCAGCAATGAGATTATCTATATTTTGCAACACGTTTCTGTGTTCTTTATGAAACTTCTCAGCCACCTGTAAGCTGTCACACACTGCTTCATCATTTTTTAAATATACGAGTTCTGTCATCTGACCATCCTTTCAAAGTTCAATATTTTGAACTTCTTCTTTAAAAAAATATTTAGGTATGTCTTCCTGTGCCAAATCTAGAAGTTCTACTGCTTTACAGATATCTGTCTGCTTCCACGGTCTCTCACTACTCAATTTCAAGCAAAGCGTTCTTTCCGACCATTTCATAGCTTCCGCAAACCTATACTGAGTTCCAAACTTCTCAATTATCCGACCTTTTAATTTGTCATAATTGAATGCCATATTATCCTCCTTTCGCTTTGTTCAAATATTTGAACCACTTGTATCTTAACACCCACTTGTACACTTGTCAATACAAAAGTTAATTTTTTTGAACTTTTTTGTTTTTCATATTGAACTTTTGTTAAGTGTGTGATATATTTATACTCAGAAAGGCGGTACATTTATATGAAGAAAGAAAGCACTGCTACTAGGCTAAAAAAGATTATGGAGACAAAGGGACTTAGACAAGTAGATGTTCTGAAATTAACTGCACCATACTGTGAACAATATGGGATAAAAATGAACAAATCAGATATAAGTCAATACTGTTCCGGGAAAAATGAACCTAATCAAGAAAAATTGTTCGTTTTAGGAAAAGCATTGAATGTAAGCGAGTCATGGCTGATGGGATTTGACGTACCGATGGGACGTAATGACTACGAATTTAAAGATGCGATTGGTCCTGACAACCTATCATTTAATAATGTAGAGGAATTCAAGAAAGCTTACGATCAAAGTGTGCTCAGAAAAAATAGATTAGAATATAGACTTTTAGAGAACATGAGAAAGTTGAATAATAACGGAAAGAAAAGTCTTTTGAACTATTCTGAAATATTACTTGGAAATCCGAACTTTATAGAATCCAACAATCATTTATCAGTATTAGCAGCTCATGAACGCACCGATATTAAAGTAACAGATGAAATGAGAAAACACGATAAAGACATCATGATGGATGACTCTGAATGGGAGTGATACAATGACAGTTTATGAAGAACTATTGGAAGAGGCAAATAGTAGCGGACTTATTGTCCGCGAAAAGGCTCTTTCCGGCAGTGATGGTTTAATATACAGAAATAGAATTGCGATATCCAATAGGTTGAAAACATCCGCAGAAAAGGCTTGCGTCTTAGCTGAAGAAATCGGACATCACCATACTGCTGTCGGTGATATCTTTGATCTACAAGATATTGAAAATATGAAGCAAGAACAAAAAGGAAGATTGCACGGGTATAACCGGATGATCGGATTGCGAGGCATCATATCAGCTTTTAATGCTGGATGCCAAAATAGATATGAGGTTGCAGAACATCTACATGTCACTGAAGAATATCTGCAAGAAGCTATTGACTGCTATAAAGGAAAATACGGTGAGTATATTGCTGTAGATAATTATGTTATCTATTTTATTCCTAATTTAGCGGTCATGGAAATGATATAACCGCTTCGGCGTTTATATAGAGTAAAGTGGTGTTGAGGTACAGGAGAAAAGAGGAATTTATGAAAAAGAAAATTGTAACCATGCTGTTGATTGGAACTATGGCGTTGTCCATGACAGCGTGTGGCGGAGATAAAGAGCCAGAAAAAGAGAATACTGCGAAAACAGAGGCTACGGAAAAAGAACCGGAAGTCGAAGTGACATATCAAAGCATTCTCGATGATTATACAAAGAAGATTGCTGACGCGACTCCGGGACTTGTGGAAGAATATAATAACGAAGCAGCTCCGATTGCCGGAGACTTAAATGCGCTTGCTGAATTATCAAATAGCAAGGTTGAAAAACTGGCCGAGATTTCTAATCAGGGCGTTTCCGAAATGGCTACGCTGATGCAGAAAAATGGAGACGAATATAGTGTTTACGAGGAATGGTCATTAAAGTTAACTGATGTGTATACACAGTACGCCGCACAAATCACTGATGCATATACCGCTTCTGCTGCCGGAATGAGCACAGAAGACATAATGAATTCTTTAAATTCTTTAGGGGAATAAAATAAAAACCGCCCCTGCGCCAACAGAGACGGTCTACATATCCGAAGATATGCGATTGAAATCCACGAATATTGTATCATCTTCGGAAACAGCTTGCAAGCGGAACATTTGTTCATGTGCTGGCTGTTATTTTTGTACCCAAATTTAAATACAATAACATAGGAGTGTGATACAATGTCTTATTTTATCTACGCCAGAAAATCCAGAAAAGACGCCGAACTGGAAGCGCTAGGGATTGATGTTCTGGAACGCCACATTACTACCCTGTTAGAGTTGGCAAAGACTCTCTCTCTTCCGATCGGTGCGATTTACAGGGAAGTTGTGTCTGGAGACAGTATCGATGCCCGTCCAGTCATGACGCAAGTACTATCCGAGGTGGAAGCCTGTATGTGGGATGGTGCCCTCGTAATGGACGTAGATCGTCTGGCCAGAGGTGATACGATCGATCAGGGGCGTGTGCAGCGTGCATTTTTTTATTCCAACACCCGGATTGTAACACCAAATAAAACCTACGATCCTGCAAACGAGTATGATAATGAGTACTTTGAGTTCAGTTTATTTATGAGCCGCCGGGAGTACGCCACAATCAAGCGCCGAATGCAGCGTGGCAGGGAACGTTCCAGTTCTGACGGTTATTACGTTGGCAATGTTGCCCCTTATGGATGGGAGCGCGTCATTGCGCCGGATGGAAAACACTACTCTCTCGCCCCACATCAGACAGAAGCACCCGTCCTTGATCTAATGTATGATCTGTGCGGAAATAAGCAGTACGGATACCAGAAAGCCTGTACCTATATGTCCAATATGGGGATCCTTGCAAGGAGTGGCAAACCTTTTACGCCATCTACTTTAAAAGGGATTATCTCAAATCCAGCAAACATCGGTAAAGTCCGCTGGGGGCATCGTAAGACTGTCAGGGCTGTAAAAGATGGGCGTGTAGTAAAGTCCCGTCCAAAAGCCACAGATTACATCCTCTCAGATGCGGCATGGGCGCCACGGATCAGCCCAGACTTATTTAAACGCGCGAACCAACCAAAAGGATGTTTTTCTGCTCCAGTCAGAAACGACAGACCGATACAAAATCTATTTGCAGGTCTGGTCAGATGCTCGCAATGCGGCCGGCTTATGGTCCGCAAGAAAGCGCAGACGAAAACGCCCTATGATGTGCTGATCTGCCAGTATACCGAATGTTCCACGGTCGGAATACGGATTGATGAACTGGAAGAAGCTCTTCTGGGGTGGCTGAAAGACTACATAGCCAAATATGAATTTGCTGACACTCATGAGGAAGATACTGCTGCTATTGCCGCAAAAGAATTGATCGTCACAAATTTTGAGACTGAACATCAGACGCTTTTAAAGCAGAGGGAATCCTTATTCGATTTTTTAGAGCAGGGAATTTACACAAAAGAAATTTTTATTGAGCGTTCGAATGCACTGGAGCAGCGGATCAGAGACTGCATGAATAACATCACTGCTGCCCGTGAAGATTTGCATACCACAATCGCAAGACAGGCAAACCGGAAAAATTTTGTGCCGAAGTGCAAGAATTTATTGAGTGAGTGGGACTCTCTGACTGTCTCGGAAAAGAACAGCGCCTTGAGACAGCTGATTGACAGGATTGTTCTGACTAAGACGAAGCGGAACAAGAAAAACCAGAAAAACTCTGAATTCACAATCGATGTGTACCCGAAAGTGCCGAAATAA